ATACAACCTTTCTAAAATAAGACCAGCTGCGCCGGCGGCAGAAGGCCTTATTTTAGAAAGGTTGTATAGCATATTTGCATACACGGCGTCTTCGGCAAGTTTTGGAACTAATACGTTGTCGAAGTTGCCATTGTCTCCAAGCCCATCTGATATGTATTGTATTGAAATTAAATCTCCTTCGCTAAAAACAGAATCAAAATATATTTTTCCAGCCTCTATATCTAAAAGGTAAGTGCCATTTGAGTTTTGTCTTTCTGGTTCTGACCCATATCTTGTTATATAAGTATCTTCATTATTATCGTCAAAATAATTTTCAAAGGTTTTCTTTTGCAAATCAACTTTAGATTTTTGAAATCTACTAGCTGTTTCTGATATTTCGCTAAAAGTCAAATTACCATCTTGATCATATATATATTTAAAATCTTGGTCTTGAGCAACAGATTTAGTAGCTTTACTATTTTTTGAGTTTTGTATTGTACGATGATTACCTTCGTTATCTACAGAAGCTATCTTAACAAAATTTACATAGTCTGAAGGTAAAGAAAGCTGTAAAGTTGAGCTTAACTCAACTTCTATATTTTTTTCTGCATGAAAAATATCATAACTAAATTCTTGTACAGACCTTTGCGCCCAAAAAGCCACTTCATATCTTGGAACTTTTGTAAGAATTTTATCATCACCTATATACCCAACAATAAAATTATTTATAATATCATTTAAGTGTACTCTACTATAATAGCCGGGAATTGCTGTTCCTGTTCCGCCGTCTAATGCAGAATAATTATCTACGTCTAAAGGTTTTCTTGATATTGCCATTATTGTTCAGTTGCTTGTATTTGTTGTTCTTTGCCTTGTGCAAAACCAGCTATATCAGCTTGTTTTATAACCACTCCGGCTAACGTAAGTATTTTGTATATTAGTTCAGAATATTCGGATACATGGATATCAAAATTTAATGACTTTGCCGTAGCTGAATAACTATCAGTTGTCGGATCAAAAACAGTTGAATCGTATATAGGCTCGTTTGGCACACCCGCAGCTAATTGTGTAGCTGTAGGCATTATATAACCCCATTTAGGTGTATTAGGAGCTTTTAAATACTCTATATTAACTCCTGAAGCTATTGTACTAGGATATATTCTAACAGCGCTACCAACTATTGTATAAACCGGTTGAGTTGCTACAGGGTAAGTTAGTGGGGATAGGTTTATAAACTTAACATCTTTATGCGAAATAAAATCCGCTTCTATGCTATTAACTTGCACACTACCTAACTTATAAAAATCACTAGGAAAAGCCCATACACCATTTGATTGACTTAAATCACCGCTTTTGTAAAAAATGTTTATTTTTTCAGCAGTAGTAATTATTGGGTCTGAGAAGTCAGCATTGTATAATCCACCGGCCTCATACATTAATTGCTTATTAAAATAACTTTCAAATATTTCATTTTGAGCTATATCTGCCAACCTATTATATTCTTCAGGCGTTATATATCCTCTATTATCTTTATTAGCAATAGTAAGTACGGTTTGATATACGTCGTTTATATTTACCATGTTTTGTTTATTGATTAGTGAGCATAAGGTTAATTTCTTACCTTACGCCCTTTTATTACGAAATTTTTTTCATAATAGACTTCATTAAGTCAACGCCCTCGTCTGTTTTAAAATAAGCGGCTAATGCGCCATAAGGATGTTGATCAAAAGGCACTGTCATTACCTTTTTACCGTTTGCTAATTTAAATGTAGTTCCATCATCTGTAAGATTTAATATACCAATTTCAACTGCTCTATTTGCTAAGTTTCTTAATTTAATATCTTCGTCTTGGGATAACTCTATAAATAATGCAGGGTCATTTTGAGCAAACCTATAAGCATCTCTTTTCAATTCTTTAGATGTCATATCTGCCACTGTAGAGCCTAATTCTGTTCTCATAATAGCTTCTAAGTGTTCAATATCTAAAGTTTTAACTAAGTTTAATGCTTCTAATTCAAGTTCTAAAGTTTCAATTTCATCAGATGCTTCCGCAACTTCATCAATTTCTTGCCATAAATCACCCACGTTCGGATGATATATAGACAAAAGCTTTTGTAAAGCTTGCTGTTGTCTTGGTACTTCTAAAACTCCATCTAAAAATGTAACATGCCCCAATGTAACGTACCCCTCTTGTTCGCCTACAAACAAAGATTTTTGATTGGTAGCATATCTTATTTCTTTATTTTCACCAGTATTTTCATCAAACCAAAATAAAGGTTTTCTTAATGTATGCTTAGACTGAATTGTCCAGCTTATTGGTGATCTATTTTGCGATAGAACATATACTCTATCTTTTATTTCCCACCCTTTTTCAGGGTCGGCTATTCTTTTTTTTGCTTGTGTAGTCATAATATAATATAATAAAATTAAAAAAGAGGGTAAGGGCAGCCAAAGCCGCCCATCCTCTAGTAATAATTATGCTTTAAATAATACAAAGTTATTAGCACCTTGTACAATTAAACATCTTTCAGATAAGTAGTGCATTCTCATTTCATCAATTGGTGATGAAGAAGCGCCTCCCACAGATCCAGTAACCCAAGACTTCATTTTTCTATTTTCAGTCTCAGAAGCTCTATAACGTATATGTAAGAAAGGTCTTTTAATGTTTTTTCCAAGAACTTGGTCATATACCGTTGAGGTACCAGCCGGAACTAGCACACCTTCAATGTCTTTAAAACCACCTCTTGTTGAAAAATCATTTAGATATTTCCAATCAGTTTTGTAAAAATCATAAGAACCTCTTCTGTATCCAGTAAATCCTAGATTAAGAGCCATATCCTCGCTATTGTTAAATACACCGAAAGAAGTACCTCCAGAGTATCCACCATTTTGTTGTGCAAGAATATCGTCAATTTCTAAAGAAAGATCTCTTCCTAAGAAAAGCATATTTTCTTCAATAGCACCCTGCTTATCTAGTTGCTTAAGAACAGCATCAAAATCAGTTAAAGCACCACCTGAAACTTGCGCGCCAAAGTCAGAGTATACATTACCTCTAGCCTCAACAGCTTCAAAAAATCCTTCAGTACCTTTGGCTGTAGCCGTAATACCTGAATCATAAAAGTCTAGAGTAGCTCCAGTGTTCAATTGCTTGACGCCTTCAACCATAGACATTTCTAAATAGTCTTCCCAGCGTAGCCTGTTTTCGTGCTCAGACTTTAGATACCATAGGTACCCAGAAGCCCCATTTTCAGAAGTAACTTCAATCCAACCAATCTGAGCAGTATCAGAACCATTAATTGAATAGTGCTCCTTAAGAATAATAGGAGAGTTGGTAAATGTAGCGTAGCTAGGATCTAGCTTTTCGTTAAAGTTACCAGTACCTTTTGCAAATTCAGATCCATAAGCAAGAGCTGTGAATCTTTGTGCAGTTGTAATTGCAGGCACACCTCCTAAAGATTTAACTTGGAAATATTGTCCGCTTACATTAGTTACGATACCTTTTATCATTGCCCCAGTTCCACCTACAGCTGAAGTAGCTGAAGATTGAGCTTGAATCATTACTGTTTGTCCTTTACGGAAATTAACAGCAGTAGTTCCTTGAGAAGTAATACCTAAACTTGTTGGCTGTGCAGTTGGAACAAAAAAGTTTCCAACGTTACCACCTGTAGTTACAGCATTAGCCGTGGCAGGAGTAGTTCCTGTGGTAGGCATTGTGCCAGCATTACTTAAATAAATGATATTTGCATATCTTGTGTGCAATCTACCTTGCTCAGTCCAAATGATTTGGTCTGAAGTAGATGGCATCTCCGCTGATACCATACGAAGAAAAGAACCTATAGATCTGTTTCCATATCTTTCAACTTCTTGTTCGTATACATCAGGTAAAAATTGTTGTGCCCACTGATTAAATGAGCTATCTGTAAAATCAATATAGTTACCAGTATAAAGAGCTTTGCTTTGAGTTGGTTGCAAAGCTGCTGGTATTCCACTTGTAAAAGCCATTTTTTAAATTTTAAAAATTATTTATTCCATTTTATGCGCAACCTATTTGAGGAATCGTTTTCAACAACTCTAACTTTACTATTTGGGTTTTGCACAGCAGAATTGTCGCTGCGGGGGCTCATATCAATATTTTTAGATTTTTTTACTGTTTCTTTTATAGCATCGGCACGGCCTTGCTCATAAAAATGGGCTGCTAATTTATCAGCATTCCTTCCAGCAAATAAAGCTTTATGATAATCACCAACTTTTTCCATTTCACCTTCTTTATTTAAATAAGGCTTAATAAAATTGTCAATTGTTGATTGAGCTGTTTTTACTCTTTTTGTATCGTCTACTTTGAACCTATATTTTTTCTCTCCAACTTTAAAGTCAAAACCTTTGAATTCTTCACTAAAGAAATTATTTGTTCTAGTATCAAATGTATTTTTTAATTTTTCTGCTCTTTCCTGTATTTTAGTTGCTTCGTTATAAAAGTCTTGAGCTTCTTTGTATTCTTCAGGTACTTCATTTTGCTTTCTTAACTTAAGATCTGCATAGTATTTTTCCTTTGAATCATTAAAATGCTTTTGAGCTTTATATAATTCTTCTTTAAATGCTAATTGTTTTGCTTTAATTTCGGAAGGTTCTGCAACCTCTTCATCATAAGCAAAATCTTTTTGCATTAAAAAATTAATATCCTCGTTGTTTAAATGAGGTTTATTATTTTTATAATATTCATAAACTAATGTGGTATTATCCATTTTAGAATAGTCTCTATTAAGATTAACATAATCTTCTAAAGTACCATTCGTATCTTGCATAAACTCTACTAGCTTTTGAACATCTTCTGGGTATTCGCTTGTTTGTACAACATCTTGTTCAACATCTTGTACAATTTCTTGTTCAGATTCTTCTACAATTTCTAACGCTTCTTCTTCTTTTTCTTCACTTTGTTCGGTAAGCTCTTCAATGCTTTCTTGCTCGTTTTCTTCACGAACTTCTTCGCTAGCTTCGGATTCGTTGCGTACAGATACCTCATCTGCGCTTTGCTTTTCACTGGCATTAGTTTCTTGTGTTGGTGGAGTATCAATATTCACGCGGTATACACCGTCATCTTGAAACCCATAGTTAGAATCTACTTCTCCGCTTTCAACTGCTTGATCTAGTACAGCGGTTTCTTTTTCTTGTGGTGAGGTTTCTTCTTTAGCCTCAACCGTTTTTACTTCAATGCTTTCTTCCATAAGATATAATATAATAGTTTAATTTATTTTGCTTCAAACCTAGAAAGGTCAAACCCTCCTAATACGTCATTGCCTTTTGACTCAAATGACTTTTTTGGTTTTTCTGTTTTAGGTGGCCCAGCTATAGAACTTACTGATATTTTTTTATCAGCAATTCTTTCTTGCGTTTCAGATTGTTTTTCAACTAATTCTTTTTGCGCAGATAATTCTAATTCTTTTAATTTTACGTTAAGATCATATTCAAATTGCATAAGCTGTTTTTTCGTTTCAGCTTCAAATTGCATTTTTTTAATATTTAATTCGTTTTCAGCAGTAGATATTTGAATAGCAGAATCAGCTTTAACCTGAGCGGCTTGTGATTTTGCATTTTCAATACCAATTTGAGCCTCCCCCTGTGCCTGTGCTTGAGCTACGGAAGCTGCTTGAGCAGCTTGCTGGTCTACAGCTTGTTTCTTTAATCTTCTAAACTTAAGTAGCTGATTGGCTAGTTTAATGTTCCTAACTTCTCTTATGTCAATAGCGTCTTCTAAAAATATGCTCTGTTGCGACAAAGCCATTTGTATATTAGCTTCTAAAGCTGCTTTTTCATTTTCGTCTGGTTGCAGATCTAAAAATATTCCAAAATCATGCAAATGTAAATTATTTAACTCCTTTAAAGAGCCCACAGAAAATTGGCCTAAACTTGTTATAAATGCATCTCTTGTCGGATGAAATTCTAATACGTCTTTAAATCTTGTTGATATGGCTTCGGCTAAAGTAATAGTAATAAAAAGACTAGAGTCTAATATATGTCTTGTAGCAACATTACTATTAGCAGCCGCCATTTTTTGTACACCAACTAATGCTTTAGGGTCAGGATCAGAACCATCACGCGCTTCATTAAGCCCTGTAATGTCTCTTATCATTTGTAAATATTGGTTGTATGCACCAATTAATAACTGCACTTGATTACCACCGCCACCGGGTAATTCTTGTATTGGCACTTTGCCTGGATTTGGGTCTCCTTCAACAGTTAATGATCTACCAATAATAGATCCTGTTTGAAAATACATATTTAATGCCTCTTGAGGATTATAACTGGTACCATTACCTAAATCAATTTCAGCTAAACCATCTGCATCTATATAAACGCCTGATGGTGTCATTCTTTGTATTGCTTGCTGTAATTTTAGATGTGTTAATTGTATTAAATCTGCATAAGGTGTCATTTTTGAAACAAGAGAATCAATTTTGCCTTTATATATTCTAGGTGCTGACACTATGTAATTCATTAATACTTTATTAGCATTCGAATGCGGCCTTACCATATTAGTTGCTTTTTTCCACTTTAATAGTTTGTTAGCTCCCAATATATAAACTCCTTCGTATATTACTTCTTGTGCTCTTGCTACTCTTTCAAATCTTGTTCTTTTATCTTTTGGTGGATCAAATGAATCATCTTTTTCAATGGCTTTTTCAGCCCCTGAAGACATTTCTTTTATTTTATAAACGTTTTTTTCCCATGTTTTCCAATTAAAATATAAAACTGTTGCAATATTACTATCATAGTTTTGATTTTCTCCTACATTATAACTCGTATTGTAGTTTTGGTAGCTATTGCTTTTTTTAGCAAGGTCTCCAATTTCTTCATTTGATAGTTGAGGAAATTGTTTTTTAAGCTCGTTTATTTTTATTGTTTTTACCTCTCCAAAATAATAACAATCTGAAAAATAAGGGTCCTCTGTGTAAGACCATATTAAATTTGCAGGATCAACGTAATCTAATTTTATGCCGTCTGTATTATTAAAAGAATGTTTCGCCGCACCAATACCTAGTACAGCAATATCATAATCAATTCTAGGTTTTATATAGTCGTATTTGTTTTGATTGAATATATTATCTATAGCTTGTTCTTCTGCTATTTCAATTCCTTGTTTGTAATTAAGCTGCATAAACAAATCCAACTCTTCTGTTGATCCAGGTAGTTTTTCTTTCTCTATGTTTCTTACGTTAGCCCCTAATTGTTGTTCAATTAAATCCAACATAGAGTTAGTATTCATGTCTCTTTGAATACCCTCTACATATTGAGTTCTTTGTCCTGTAGAAATAGGGTCTTCACCAACGGCTCTAACGTTATACAACCTGTCTTGCATGCCATTAACTACAATGTCTACAAATTTGGGCACAATAGGTACAGGCTTCCAATCTAAATTAAGATATGACAAATCGCCATTTATAGCAAACTCGTCTTTATACTTTCTAATTGACTGCTCTCCTCTTGCATAAAGTCGTAGCTTATGGAAATTGTCTTTTAATTCGTAGTACCTACCTTGATTACCATTACCGCTATTAAACCACTCCTGCTCTATAGCTGTGGCTACCGCGGTACCGTATTCAATACTTCTTTTCTCAGAGTCAGAAACGGCCTGACTAGGGAATTGAGAATACTTATTTTTTATTTTTGCCATATTTATTTAATTAGCATACTTCTGCCACCTTCATTCTTATACTTAGAGAATGAAAAATTTAGTTTTTTTGTTGTTTTTTCTTGCCGAGGTCTATATAGATGTTTTCTGCAAGCCATTATAGCTAGCCCACTACTTATAGATGCGTCGTGAGCCGTACGCTTTGAAATATCAAATTTAGCCCAATCTTCTAATGTTCTTTGAAAATGCATATTACCGTGGCTTTCACCTTGCTTGCCCACGTTTTCTTCTATGTAAGATTCTATAGCAGCTGCGTGGGCTTGCTTTATATCTTCTGATGTATTAGGTATACCGCCTAATTCTATTTCAGATTTAGACAATGCGCCGCGAAGCTTATCAGGGCGATTCATAGAGAAGCCTCTATAGCCTCTTCTTTTTAAATGATATAATAATCTTGGCTTATTGTTTTCAGCTAATATAGGTAACCCATAAAAAGCTATTGCCATAAGCACATCTTCAAAAAATATTTCTGCAGTTTGGGGCCTAGCAACGTATTCTAAAAAAATTTTGCTGCTAGGGAAGTCTGGATTCATAGAAAAAGTTGTTAACCCGTGCAATGCTCCATTAGAGCCACCCCCACCAACAGTTCCTGATATATCATAAGAGTCACAGCCAAAAGCTCCAAACCCGTCATTACCAGGATATTTAATACCATTTTTTTCAATAATATTATTTCTTAATTCTTTTTTTGGTAACCAACTAACATAAAATCTTCCATTTTTTGTAGGTGTCCAAATTACTTCTGTATCTTTTATACCGTTTTTCCAAGAAAAACTTCCTCGAGCAACATAACCTTTTAAAGTCATTTCTTCATTATGATCTATTTGCTCGTATATTTTTGTTAAATTAAATAAAGAATGCAATGTCTCATCCCTAAAAGCGTGCTTTTCGCTTCTAGGAAATTGTCTGTAATATTCATTTAATGCATCCGCATCATTCTTTAATCCTTCTACTTCATTTTCCCAGTGTTCAATAACTCCCGCACGAATGAGGCTTCCATCAATTCCTTCAACCGGAGATGATGGTGTTTCGAACACAGGGTATCCATACTTATTAATGAACCCTTCGTAACCCCATTCCATAGGTATGAACAAAGAATATAATCCACTTGAAGTCTGTCCATTTTTATTTCTTTTGTCAACATCTGAATTATAATATAATTTTTTAAAATTATCTCCGCCCTTGTCTAGTGCGTTAGATGTAGATCCCATCATACATTTGCCAACTACTCTAGCTCCTAGCCTTAAACAAGTTTTAGTTACTCTCCAGTTGTTTAATATATTATCGGGTCTTTCCCATTTACCGGATTCATCATGAACTAATAGTATTAGTTTTTCTCCATCATAACTATTATCTCCCGTATTTTTCCAGTCAATTGTTGTATCTAAACCCTGCCCTAATAATTCATCATCTGATTCTTTAAACGAATTTCTGGTTAATCTTCTTGATGGTAACTTGTAAGACAACTCTGTTTTTGGCCTTTCCATACCATCTTGTATGGGTTTAAAAAAGAATGGATAATTTACCGAGATCGGTACAACCTTGTCGGTAAACATTTTTTTCGCATCAGCACCTGTTTTTGATAATATACCGAACCTCGAGTCTCTTGACGTCGTAGCCACATTAACAGTTTCTGATGATGCCATGAAGCTAAAGCCAGACCGTCTATTCTTGAGGTAGCACATTCCGTAACACCTATAGTCCGCTTTACAAGCTTCCCAAAAGTAATAGAATATTCTGTTCGCCTGCCTAAATTCGGGCGCACCCACGTCAATCTTTGTCCAGTTGAGGTACATATAGTGTGACCCTGTAATGTAACACGGTTCACCGTTGCACATGAACCAATACCCATCATTCCTATGATTAAACTCAGCATCAATATATTTATAGTATTGCTCTTTAGTTTGCTCTGGGTGGTTTTTAAATTCATGTATTGATCTTATTCTTTTTAAAGATTCTGGTCTTTCCCTTCTTATAAATACTTGATCTTCCGCTTTTAGCTTTTGACCATCTATTTTTCCAGGGGTTTGAGGTATTGCTATCTTAAGACCTTGAACCTCATATATATCTCCGATTGTACCGTCTTTACTTATAACTACGCAGTCTAAATCATTTTCGTAGCCGTACTTATATTTTTTAAGTCTATTTTTTTTTCTTACTTCTTTAGTATCGAGGTGATCTCTGGTAATGCTATAAAGTGATTGTTTATACATTATTTTATTCTATCTTCTACACCTAAAAATTTTATTTTGTCTTCAGATTTTTTGTTTGATGACAACTCTTCTATTTTTTCTATAATCTTAAATGAGTCTTCAATTGCAACCCATTTAGCTTGAGCAGCTATTTTTGCTTTTTCAGGTTCTAACTCAACTAAATTAATTTTTTGTTTTATAACTTTTTCAAGCTCAACCAAAGCAATTTCTGCTGCTTCAATTACTTTTTTCCTTAGATCCATATTTTACTGTAACTTGATTTGATAAAACTCTATATAATTTTTTATTGTCTACATTAAATTCATATTCTGAATCTGGAGTAAACCCCACCACGTCTCCTATAGACAGCCCTAATGAGCTTAAATATCTGTTGCTATACACAAGCTCTCCAAATAATTTACGTTCTCTTAGAACGCTCCATTTTGAATCGTCTTTTATAGGTTTTACAAAACAATAGCTGTCTAGACACTGCCAATCATCATTTCTTTTGTAAGCATATATTTGATCAGGAGATACTGTATATTGATCTTCTGTTATAAAACTAGAAGAATTTTTTTCTTTACCATAAAGGTCAATCCATCTTCTAAAAACATTGTGATGTAATAAGACCTGATCTCCTTTTTTTAGCTCTTGAGTGCCAAGCATGGGAACAGAAATAACTTTGCCTATTCTATTAGTATACATGAAATCTCTTTCAGATATTTCTGTATTTAGTATAAGATTTTTATCTTTTACTTTAGTGGAATTGTTATATCTATTTTCAGAATATATAATATAATTGTAAAGTGATCGCATTAATAATCTAAATTATATTCAACCGACACCGCCATGTTTGAATTAAAATGTTTCCACGGAAGTATCTCATCATTTTTTTTAATAAATATTTTGTATGTACCTTCTTCTTCTAGTATGTCAGATATTGTGTGACCACCGTAAACTTCTTGCCCAACTGAATAATGCATTGCCTCATTCTTATAATCTTGACCAATTGATATTTTTCTAATTAATTTCATTTAATTTATTTTAGTATGTCCATAAAGTTGTATCAGGTGCGCCTGGATAGCCTATACCTAAATGTATAAAACCTTTTTTCCGACTAACGCCTATCCTAGTAAAACCAACTTCCATTGCAGCTTTAACCAATCTAAATGTTTTCTCGCCCCCAACACTTTCTATATCTACAGCGGCTCCATAGGCATGTTCACCTGGATTATTCTTTGCGGCTTCAATAGGGTGGTCTGGGCTTCTATATGTTGATGTTAATTTTATAGGGTTGCCATATACTTCTCTTAGTCTGTCGAGCATTTTAAGAAGCCTTTCATCCATCATTTCAAAACCGTTAAATTCAGATTCCTCAAAGTATTTCATTTTTTATTTCTATCTTTTAATTTAATATAAATATTCATCCCTGTATATAGTATTGTCATAACTAATACTACAGTTTGCAACAGGGGGTTTATGTTAGGCATAGTTGAAAATGCTACCGCCCCGACATTTAAGCCGTAAATCTTTAAGTCGCTCATTTTTGATGTTTACTGTTTCCAAATACTTTTTCTACTCCACGCGAACCGAAATAGCCACCTATGACAATAGTAAGTAAACCTGTAATTGAATCTAAAGGATAGCCCATATACCATCCTGCTACATAACTTACAGTTAAAAATACTAAAGTTAAAGGACGAACATTTGCCGCTAGCCATGAACCAGAAGTTGCGTCGGCTACCCAGCGTTTTGTTGTACCATCTATTTCAGCTCTTTCAATATCTAATTTTTTAAGTGCAATTTTTTTATCGCCCTCTGACATATCAGAGCCGCCTATAATAGCTTGTATTACAGAGCCTACAGGCGTGTCGCCTGCTATTGCGCCAACGACGTTAGGAATCTTTTCTAACAAGAATTTCCCAACGCCGGTATCTTTAAAACGTTTTTTAGCCATATTTAATTTTATTTAAATGCCATGTATAAATAAGCAACATTATTTTGATTAAATCCAATAGTATTATTTTTAAGTTCAAACCCATTAGATAAAAAATCTACATTATAATTTGTGCTTTCTATTTCCGCTAGGCTATCATTGGGAAATAAACCATCATTTCTAGGATTTGTTGTACTTCTTTTATTGTCTAATATATACCAATATCCTGCTGCTGATGTCGGTTTAAACATTACCCATGATGGCTCAAACCCCGTAGTAATTATTTTGCCACTGGTAGCCCCGCTACCGGTATAAGCCCCTATCTTACTATATCCTGCAACTGAATGCCAACAATAATTAATCATATCATAGTTAGTCCACCCCCAGTTGTTTATTGTAGTAGAGTTTGC